AAAATCAAAGTAAAAAAAACAGACAAAAATGAAAAAAGAACTAATTAAAACACCTGAATACCTACTTGTTGTAGATGATTCAGAGATTAAAGAAGGTGATTACTATCTTTCTAAAATAAGTGATGATGTGTTTAGAAGAGGTATAGGTGGTCATTGGATTGAGAATTATGATAAAAAAATGTATCATAAAATAATTGCCCACCTACCACTCAATAACTCACCAATCCTTGAAGGAGTACCACTACTTCCACTATTGAAGGTTGAGGATGATGTATTTACTGATGCTCAAGAGTATGCAATTGAAAGTGGCTCACCAAATAAAGAAGCAAGAAGAAAGGGTTATGTAGACGGCTACAACAAAGCAATAGAGAAGTACAAGTTTACTGAGGAGGATGCTAAATACCTTTTTGAGTGTGGTAGAAACTTTCAAATCAATGCTGATATAACTTTTACGGTTGCGAGGGAACACCTCTCACAACCAAAGATACCTACTCACTTTGAGTTTGAGATAGAGCGTAAGTCAGTTTTGAATTTGGGTATTGAACCATTTAATCCAAATACTCATGTTTATACTAATGAACCTAAAACAACAACCAACTCACAAGGTCAAGAAGTGGCTTGTGGTAAATACATTTATTAATTATGAGCGACAAAAAACAAAGTAGTGTTAAGCTATACACTGAAAAAGAAATTAGGAAATTTTTAAATTCCCCAATTCAAGAAGAATTAACAGTTGATGAATTTATATCAAAATTAACCCCAATAGAACTACCAACTGATGAGGAGATATTCAAACAATCTATTAAAGAAATGGAAGAATGGTATGGTAGCGACTGCAAAGAAGAAATAGATTCCCATTTTAGAGGTGCTAAATGGATGAGAGATAAAATAGGAGGACAAGATGAATGAGATAGAAGTATTCCGCAATAGACTGAAGAAGATAGGCATTGAACTAGAACTTTTTGGTAATGTTCCTTGGATATACATAGACAAAGTTAATGGTAACAAGGTAAGTCGGGAAGACTACAATGCTAACCACGGATATAACTTTGCTTGGTATGGTGTAAAAAATGGTGATAAGCCACACCTTGATTGGTCAGTAATTAAAACAACATTTGAAATAATCAGAAAATACAAATAAAAATGAAAACTGAAATAACAAAAGATGAACTTGAAAAAGTTAAGGTGTTGAACCTACTCATGTGGTTACAAGCATCCATTTACGCTGGTGATGAATGCGAGACAATAAAATGGTTTTACAACCATCAAACAAAGATGTTATTGAAACGATTAAACGAGAGCATCCAGCGCGAACATGGCAAGACAATCACTGCTCTTTGGAATGCGGATGGAGCATTGCTGCCCGATATAACTCGCCAAATAGATGATTTCACATTTGAAATGGCAAGTTATGGATATTGGATGCTTCCTGAATTAACCGATTACATTCGCAAACAAAAAGAAATACAAGATAAATTAGAGATTAATGAATAAACAAATAGAGCAAGTAACTGAATTTCGAAAGAGATTTAATTTACCAATCAATTCTGGAAGGAATTCCAATCATTTATTGCATCACAATTTGATTCGAGAAGAATTCTATGAAATGATTTCTTCATTGAATTTAATTGATTTATCAGATGCAATTATAGATCAAATGTATCTTCTATTTGGTTATGCAATTGATTTGGGAATCGCTGATAAATTAGAATCGATGTTCGATGAGATTCATGCCAGTAATATGAGTAAACTTGATACTAATGGAAATCCCATCTATCGTCAAGATGGAAAGGTGATGAAAGGAGAAAACTATTTTAAACCAAATTTAGAAAAAATATTAAAGCAATGAATATAACGCACGATTTTGATAATTTAGAATCTGATACTTACAAAAAAGTAATCATAGATTTAATATCCAGAGAGAAAATGGGAAGAGCAAAATATGGAATGAGTGTAGATCAAGCTAATTTGAGTGAAGAAGAATGGATGAATCATGCCTACGAAGAAGCATTAGATTTTGCTATCTACCTAAAACGATTAATGCAGTTAAAAAAACAGCGTTAATACCAACCGAGTAAAGAGTGGCATTTCGCCACTTTTTTTTTCTCTTTATTTCCTCATTTAATCCCTCTTTTAATTGCTCATTTATTCCCTCGATTTGCATGATATAAACAACATTACGCTCATTAATCTCGTTTAGTGAATGATTTATCATGCTCAAATTTTGGTTGTCTATAATCAAATAATCGAGTTGAGTAACAGCCAACACAACCAACCGCTTTTCTTTACTTACCGAATCCAGTGCGCTCGTAATAGCGTAGCTTTTCAATTGCTTTTGTGTATGCGCTATCGATGGCGATAGAATCATAAAGGTAAATAGTATCAATTTGTTTTTCATAAATCTCTTTGATTTTAATTCGTTCCTTTTCGATTGTATCAATTCGTGCATTCAGCACAACAATCGTATCTGAGGTGGTTACAATTTGTAACCGATTGTAATTGCATGAATTTTTCCCAATAATAAATGCAACAATCAACCCAATTGCAAACGCTACCCACTTAATAGATTGCTCCTTCATGAATGCGATAGTTTTTTACATGAAATGCTTTGTTCAATCCTCTCGTAATTATTGCGAATCCATGATTGTATTTTGAATATGGATTGTAATCTGGAGAAAGTTCTGATAAACAACCAACCCCCCAGCAAGTTATCACCTTTCCATTTACATCGCGCTCCGTATGTTCCGCAGTTTGATGATGATGTCCACACATGGCATTTGCTTTTGTTTTCAGGAATAATCCCCTTGCGACATTTACAGATGGAAGAAATTGTTTTCCAAATTCATGACCATGAAATATCGACAATCCACCAATGTTTAATTTGCTCTTGCCATCTAACCATTTGATGTTGTGTTTATCGCAGTGCGTTAGCGTTGGAAAATCAAATGCGTCAATGTCAAATAGCTCTGGCGCTTTCACTCGCATATATCTCCAATAGCGTTCTTCATGATTTCCTTCTTTGTAAACGATTTCAGCGTTCGGAAATTGTCCTCTTAACTCGTGTAAAAATGTGCGCATCGCATACAACTCGTCCTTAAACTTTCGCTTCTTTGGATCTTTGACAAAATCACTAATCATGTGGCAGTCGAGAGCATCTCCATTCAAGATAATTGTATCTACATTTTCATCTATTCCAGTTTTAATTGCAACAGATAATGCATCGATATCATGATATGGAATATGAATATCTGAAAGAATCAAGACCTTTTGTCCTTTAATATCAAAATGCTTTCGACCTTTCGCATATGACTTTGGTAAATTGAATGGATTGCGTGGACGATCGTTATTTTTAACGAATGTTTTATCTTTTGGACTATGACCATCTTTACCTTCGATTCTGCGCAATGCGCTACGAGCATCTTCAACTCCTAAAAAGGTTTCGAAATGTTCTTTGCTTAATTTCTTCGCGAGTGTGAGAGTTGGTGTGTCGGGAAATCTCTCTCTTAATTCTCTCGCTAATTTTGTTTTGCTTTCTTCTTTTCTTGGCATAATTAATAAGATTGGTAAATAGTTTTTCCACCTTTTTTTATTGCTCTCAAGATTTCTTTTCTATTACCATTCTTATCATAACTAACATGAATCCAATCAGGCGAATTCTCCGTTCCAAATTCCCAAATCAGTTGATCAAATATACAATTATTTTTTATGAATTCGAATATGTCTTTGTTACTCACATCACCTAATAAATCTCCATCGATATCAATGGCTTTACCTTCCATGTGCTGCGATGTTTTACTACCACCAATGCGCTGATTTAATTCAACGCTTCTAAATCCGCTTGTAATTCCAATTGGCTTTCCAAAATGCTCACGAACTTTATCAAAAACTTCCATGCAGAGCAATTTTAAATTTCTAATTTGCTCATCGTTTGGAATGTTTTGAATTTGAAGTACACTTGCAGTATTACTTTTTATGACTTCTTGTAATGTGGTGTATTTACTGAGTTTGCTCATCGTTCATGATTTCGTTTAAATCTTCATTTTTACGACCAATTAATATCTTAATTCTTTTCCACAAATCTTGACCAGTTACAGCTTCAATTGATTCAATAATTGATTTGAATTCAATTACTGCAATGGTAGTTGCAATGAGTTTTGTGATTGGAATTAATTGTTCAATGATGTATGTCTCAATTAAAAATCCACTCACAATCGCAAGTTGATACAATAGCATTTTTGTAACGCTATCGCTCATTCTTCTTGAACGAATTTTAATTCCCAATTTAATTGCCTTCCAGATTCCAACAACCATATCTGCTCCAACCAAGAATCCAATGGTAATCATCAATTCTTTGATTGGAAGGAAGATTGTTACAATTGCAAGTAACCAATATTTTGTTTTCAAAAACAATAATTCCTTCATCATGATTTCTTCAATTCATATTGCTTTTTTAGATATTGTTTAAGCAATTTCTCGTACTGCTTTTTTCTATTTAGTACGATGTTCGTATGAAATCTTTTATTGTCCATCTTAATCTTTGAAAATTATATGAATCGCTTATTAAAAAATTACTTTTTCCGTACGGATTGTTATCTGGATTGATATCATCATTGGTGTTAGATGTGTATTCAGGAAAGAGTGAACTATTATAACA